GGGCAAGCTAAGCAGTCAGTGGCTTCTGAGCTAGAGCAAGCAAAGAAGTCATATAAGGATGCTTACGAGTCTGGAGATTCCGAGGCGGTACTAAACGCTCAAGAAGCGTTGACTAACGCTAAAATTAAAGCAGATCGTTTAGAGGCTATTAGAATCCCTGCTTTACAGGATGAAGATACCGCTGTAGATACTGCTAGTAATACTGAAACCATCGCCCCAGCACCAGTAGATGAGCGGGCCGCGCAGTGGGCTAAGTCCAATACGTGGTTCGGTACAGACGACGAAATGACGAGTTTTGCGCTGGGGCTGCATAACAAACTCGTTAAATCTGGGGTAGACCCCCAGAGCGACGACTACTACGACGCATTGAATGCGCGTATGCGAGAAGTATTTCCTAATGATTTCGACTACGTGTCGGAAGATATTAAGCATAGCGACAATAAGAGGGCTACTAGACGTCCGGCCAATGTGGTTGCACCCGCTACGCGGAGCACAGCACCTAAAAAGGTGACCCTAACGCAGACACAAGTAAACCTAGCCAAACGGCTTGGAGTCCCCCTTAAAGATTACGCCGCACAGGTTGCACTAGAGATGAGGAAAAGTAATGGCTGATAACCGTACCAACAGAGAACACACTACCCGCGAGAAAGATACTCGTCGCCGTGCTTGGCAACGTCCAGAGGTACTTCCCTCCCCGGACCCCGAGCCCGGATACCGGTATCACTGGGTGCGCGTGTCTACGCAAGGTCAACTTGACGCCACGAATGTTTCTTCAAAACTCCGTGAAGGTTGGGAGCCCGTAAAGGCTTCAGACCACCCCGAAATTACTATGGTTTCCGTGGAGCAAGACCGCTTCAAGGATAACGTTGTGATTGGTGGTCTTTTGCTTTGTAAGGCTCCAGAGGAACTCGTTGACGAACGGTCTGATTATTACAACCAACAAGCCCGTTCCCAGATGGAGTCCGTAGATAACAACCTCATGCGAGAAAACGATCCACGTATGCCGCTTTTTAACGAGCGTAAGACGCGGGTCTCATTCGGAAATGGAACTTAACCTAACCATGGGAGCTAAACATGGCTTATCCTACTGTTAGCGGCCCTTACGGGCTCGCTCCGGTAAAGCTGTTGAGCGGCGCACCCTTTGTAGGCGTTACTCGTCAATATGGCATCGCTAGTGGCTATGCTACGAGTATCTTCTACGGAGACGCTGTTAAACTCGTTACCGGTGGCACCATCGAGCGTGACACGTTTGATGCTGCTATGACGCCAATCGGCGTCTTTCTTGGCGTTACGTATACGGACCCCGGCACCTCGCAGCCAATCTTCCGTCAGTCCTTCCCGGCTAGCACTGCTGCTGCTGATATTCAGGCGTATGTGGTGGATGCCAGGGACGTACTGTTCAAGGCTGCTGTATTGTCTTCGGGCACTACGGTCGGAGATTATGCACTTACGGACATCGGTGCAAACTGCGCGGGCGTCGATAATACCGGTGATTCTGTGACGGGTAATTCTCGTGGCGGGCTCAACGATACGTCGGCCACCACTAGCACTCTTCCGTTCCGTATTGTCGGACTAGTGGAAGAAACTAAAAACTCATCCGGTGGTTATACTGAGGCCTACGTTAAATGGAACGCAGGTCACCAGTTCGATAACGCAACCGGCGTGTAAGGAGTGAAGTAAAATGGCTATATCACGCGCCCAATTACTCAAAGAGCTCCTTCCCGGTTTGAACGCACTGTTCGGGCTTGAATACGCCAAGTATGGCGAGGAGCACAAAGAGATTTTTGAGGCCGAGACCTCAGATCGCTCTTTTGAGGAAGAAACGAAGCTGTCGGGCTTCTCTGCTGCGCCGGTCAAAGACGAAGGCTCTGCCATCGAATATGACAACGCGCAGGAGACGTGGACCGCACGCTACACGCACGAGACCATCGCGATGGGCTTCTCGGTTACCGAGGAAGCTATTGAAGATAACTTGTACGACTCCCTGTCGTCTCGTTATACGAAGGCTCTCGCCCGCGCTATGGCGTACACCAAACAGGTCAAGGCTGCTGCTGTGCTAAACAGCGCGTTCAGTGGCACTACCTATGGTGACGGCAAGGTTCTTTGCGCTACCGACCACCCGCTTGTTTCAGGGGGTGTTAACTCAAACACCCTTGCTGTCGCTGCGGACCTCAACGAGACTTCTCTTGAGGCTGCGATCATTCAGGTCGCTGGTTGGACGGACGAACGTGGCCTTCTTATTGCGGCTAAACCGCGTAAGTTGGTTATTCCTCCGGCGCTCCAGTTTGTCGCTACGCGACTTCTGGAGACTGAAGGTCGTGTCGGTACGGCGGATAACGACATCAACGCTATCCGTAACAACGGCGCTATTCCTGAAGGTTACGCAATTAACCACTACTTGACCGATACGAACGCTTGGTTCCTCATGACTGACGTTCCTAACGGCCTCAAGCACTTTGTCCGTACTCCAATGCAGACGTCCATGGACGCCGATTTCGATACAGGCAACAGTCGCTATAAGGCACGTGAACGTTACTCGTTTGGTGTCTCTGATCCTCTTGGGGTCTTTGGCTCATCCGGCGCGTAACTCACACGCCACGACGCGTAGAAAGGGGGGTACTTGCTACCCCCCTTTTTATTCTGTACTATACCTTATCCCTGACAGCTGCATATTGTAGCTGACACTAGCCACGACAGGAGATTCCCATGGCTAATACGACTTTTTCAGGCCCGGTGCGTTCTGAGAGCACCTTTAAGGCCGTCAGTAAGAGTACCTCCACAGGCGCAATCACCGAAATCACTACGTATGGAGGCGCACCTGTTGCGCTAGCCGACGCTAACGCTAGTTTGACCAACGCCACTCACAGCGGACGCACCCTGGTAGTGCCTGCTCTCGCTGCTAACCGTACGCTAACGCTGCCTTCCCCCGTTGCAGGGGCCAGCTTTAAGTTAGTCTATGGTGGGGCCGCTGAAGAGACTGAAAACCTTATTATTGATACCGGATCAGACACTAACTTCTATCTTGGTGGTGTCCTCCACATCACAGGTACTCCCGCGAGTGTGTATGCCGACGGGAACTCGAACTCTATCCTAACCCTAACTGACTTTGGCCTGATGGAAATTAACATTGCAGCTAAAGACACCGTAAATTGGTACATCTGGGGTTATCAGCAGGGCGCTGACGCACCTGCATTCACCGACCAGTCGTAGGAGGTAGTTATGGCTGATGCTGTAACCTCTCAAACTCTAGTCGACGGCCCTGGGCACGTGGTAATGAAGTTTACCAACGTGTCTGACGGCACTGGCGAATCCGCAGTTACTAAGGTTGACGTCAGCGCCCTCCAGCCCAACCAGAACGGTCTCTCCTGCACGGGCGTAGAGATAGAGCGTATCTGGTGGCAGTGTATCGGCATGAAAGTGAAGATACTTTGGGATGCCTCTACTGACCAGTTTTGTATCGAGCTGGGGGAGAACCAGAGTGGTAGTCACGACTACACTATCTTTGGGGGTCTGACCAACAATGCAGGGTCTGGTAAAACAGGGGACGTTAACTTCACCACGGTAGGGCACACTAGCGCGGATACGTATACAATCGTTTTGTATATGCGTAAGAAGTTCTAGTTGTGCGACGCTACTATACTAAGCCTCCTTACGCGTCTTTTAAGAGTGGTGGTAGTACCGCCGCTTGGACGCGTAAGGAGGGTAAGAGCGAGTCTGGTGGGCTAAATAAAAAAGGCGTGGCGAGCTACCGCCGGGAAAACCCTGGTAGTAAACTCAAGACCGCCGTGACTACCAAGCCTAGTAAACTCAAGAAGGGTTCTAAGGCAGCAAACCGCCGCAAATCTTTCTGCGCTCGGATGAAGGGCATGAAGAAGCGTAACACAAGCTCTAAGACGGCAAACGACCCTAATAGTCGTATCAATAAGAGCTTACGTAAATGGAACTGCTAACGTCGGAGATAGAATGATGAAGATGAAAAGTGGCTACAAAGCTGGTGGCAAAGCTATGAAGTACCAAGCGGGCGGGATGCCCATGGCGGAGGGCTCTACAGGCGGAGCGCCCGGTGTGTTGGACCTAGAGGAAATGCAACGCGGGAATACTCCTCGCCCCATGCCGCCCGGTGCAATGGACCGTATGGACGGCCCAACCCCAGAACAGATGCGCAAAATGCTCGAAATGCTTGAAGAGAAGAAAAAGAAGAAGAAGCGGGGCAAGGTGGGTATGAAGTCCGGCGGTAAGGTTAGGGGTTACGGCATCGCTCGTGGCGGCAAAACCTGTAAAATGCGTTAAGGGGTGTCGTATTATGAAGCCTAAGAAAACTAAGAAGACTAGGAATATTAGGAAGTTTGCCGTGGGCGGCGATATGCGGGGTAACGCCGCGCCCATGGCTATCGGGGGTTACGGCGGCGGCGACGGTATCCAAAAAAACATAACGGCCATAGAAAATGACTCTGGGCTAGTTGGCCAGACCTCAATGATGGCCGGTAGGGCGATCGACAGTATTAACGATAAAATCGGCACTCCAGGGCGCGTGGTGCAGTATACTGGCGGTGGGGCGGTGAACAAAAAGGCCGCAAAGAAGCCCTCAAGGTCAGTTAAGAAGTTCGCCGTGGGCGGCGATATGCGGGTGCCATCGCCAGCCCCCGGAGATGTAATCCCGGACTCAGTCCTCCCTGCGTATCCTACTACCCCCAACCCCACCACTCCTACTCCCTCCAACCCCACCACATCTCCACTTGGTGGAACGGGACGTAAGGGAAGTAGTGTCAAAGATCAATTGGGGACTATTGGTGAAGCCTCCAACAATATTACAAATAATGCTGTTCAGGCGCGAACGGGCCTTAAAGACGTCCAGAAGGACCTCGGTGGCGGTACCTCTCAGTTCTCCCCCGCGACCATAGGGGGTATCGCCGGGGCTCTTTTTGCCGACGGGGGAGCGGTGAAGAAGTCCACAAAGAAGTCCACAAAGAAGCCCACAAAGAAGTCCACAAGCAAACCCACGAGGGTAACGACAAAGAAACCCCCTCAGAAGTCTAGTAGTAAGGTTCGCGGCGCTGGTATTGCGCAACGCGGCGTACGCAAAGCTAAAATGCGCTGATGCGTAGGTACTACAAACCCGACAGCTGCGGTGCTTCTAGCAGAAGGTACAAGAAGGGTGGGGTAGTTAAGGACGCGTGTTACCGCAAGGCTAAATCTTCCTACAAAGTTTTCCCGAGCGCATACGCGAGCGGGGCAATCGCCAAGTGCAGGAAGAAAAAGGCAGGGGGCTAATGGCCATTCGCAAGACCAAAAAGGGAGCAGCATTAAAACGCTGGTTCAAAGAGGACTGGAAGGACGTTAGTACAGGCAAGGCTTGTGGGCGTAAGGCGGGCGAAAAACGGGGTACCCCCTACTGCAGGCCAACTAAACGAGTATCCAGTAAAACCCCTAAGACTAGCGGCGAGATGAGCATAGCTGAGAAACGCAAGAAGGTTGGCGAGAAGAAACGTCTGGGCCAACCCGCAGGTAAGCCACGGCGCGTGTCTCCCACCAAGCGGAAAGGGTCTAAGTGATGGAAGTATTTCAGAATGGTAGGTTTTCCACTGGAGAGCCTGTATACCAGATAAGGACTAATAACCCGGACGGAACTTACGATGTAGTTGTGTTCGAGCTTATGTCTAAGGCGCAAGCTGAAGCCAAGCTCGCTACCATGCAGCCTTCCGTGGAAGCTCCTCCCAAATACGCTAGCATGACTAAGCTCCAACTAGAGACGCTTATGCGAGGTTACGGCGTGGAGCTGGACCGTCGCAAGACTAAGGCCTCTCTGCTAGAAGAAGTTAGAGAGCATTTCGATGGGTAAGGGCGTAAAACACTACTTTGCCAATGGGCGGGAGCATCTAGGGGGTATACACAAACACCCTGACGGCACGATTATGACCGGTAAGGTTATGTCTAAAACCTCAAAAAAACTCCTCCACTACGGCGAGCTGTCTAATAAAGCTAAGCAAGCAGCGCGTAAAGGCTGGAAAAAATGACCACATCTGGCACAACCGCTTTTGATATGGACTTCACGGAGATAGCTGAAGAGGCGTGGGAGCGCGCGGGGTCCGAGATGCGTTCTGGCTATGACCTTCGCACGGCGCGGCGATCTATGAACCTCCTTACTATCGAGTGGCAGAACCGTGGCATCAATATGTGGACCATTGACAGTGGCTCTCTCAGCCTCACGAACGGAACGGGCCAGTATACGCTCCCTGCGGACACCATTGACCTTCTAGAGCAGGTTGTTCGTACGGGTGCGGGTAATGTGTCCACCCAGTCTGACCTTACGATCAGCCGGATAAGTGTTAGCACGTTTGCCTCTATACCGAATAAACTGACTACGGGACGCCCCGTTCAGGTATGGGTAGAGCGGCTCCGAGACGCACCACGCATCAATATTTGGCCTGTACCGGACAGCAACGACTATACATTTGTATATTGGCGTATGCGCCGTGTTGAGGATGCCGGTAGTGGTGTTCAGACAGCGGATATGAATTTCCGGTTTTTCCCCTGCCTTGTGGCTGGGCTAGCTTACTACATAGCACTTAAAGTCCCAGACCTTATGCCCCGTGTTGACATGCTTAAAGCGGTGTACGAGGAGCAATTTCAATTGGCAGCGGGGGAGGATAGGGAAAAAGCCTCCGTTCGGTTTGTGCCTAGAATGGCGAGGGTGTAGTAGTGTCTAACCGATTCGCTTCAGCACAAAAAGCGCTAGGAATCTGCGATGTATGTGGGTTCCAGTACAAATTACGGAACCTAAAAAGCCTCGTACGTAAGGGAAAGGACACTAATATCAAAGCCTGCCCTGAGTGCTGGAACCCCGACCAGCCCCAGCTTCATGTAGGCGAATACCCTGTGAACGACCCGCAGGCCTTACAAAATCCTCGCCCCGACTCCGCAGAGTTAGTGGCTAGTAGAGACATTCAATTCGGGTGGGACCCTGTTGGCCTGCAAGACCTCTATGGATTAACCCCTAATAATCTTGTAGGTATAACCTCTATTGGTTCCGTTACGGTTACCACAGGATAGGAGCTAGCTATGAAAAAAGACAACAATACCCCCGCTAAGGTCATGAGTGTACCTAAAGTATACGGACCTAAACCTAGCATGAAGGACGTTAAGACGTCTGGAGTTAAGATTCGGGGCGTTGGCGCGGCTGTTAAAGGCACTATGGCCCGTGGGCCTATGGCGTAACAATGAATTACGCAGAGTTAACAGCCAACATAGAAGACATCTGTGAGACGACCTTTACGGCTGACCAGCTCGCTATGTTCACTGAGCAGGCGGAGCAGTTAATATATAACGCTGTGCAGATTCCGGCGCTCCGCAAAAGTGCAACGGGGGCTGTGACGTCTGGCAACAGCTATTTTAGTACGCCGAGTGATTTCTTGTGGACGTACTCCTTGGCCGTTGTGGATGGTAGTGGGCAATACCACTTCCTGCTCAATAAGGATGTCAATTTCATCCGCGAGGCCTACCCCGCAGCTTCTCCCGGCGGGTTGCCGGTCCACTACGCGTACTTCTCCGATGGCAGTTTTATGTTAGGTCCTACGCCGGACGCTAACTACGTTACTGAGCTAAATTACGGCCACTACCCAACGACAATTGTTACTGCGGGCACTACTTACCTCGGGGATGAGTTTGACTCCGCGCTCTTAAATGGCGCACTCATGCAGGCTATCCGCTTTATTAAAGGTGAAGCAGACATGATAGACTTGTATGGGAAACTATACGCCCAATCAATGGCGTTGCTCAAACAGTTAGGCGATGGGCGGCTTCGAGAGGATGCTTACCGTTCTGGGCAATACCGACAACCGGTTACGTAGGGGTAGGCAGTGGCAATCACTCAAACTATGTGTACGTCGTTCAAAAAAGCCCTTCTCGATGGCGAGATGGATTTTAGTTCCAACACGTCACAAACGTTCAAGATCGCGCTATTTACGTCGGCTGCTACGTTGAACGCGGACACTACGGCGTACACTTCATCCAATGAGGTTGTAGGCGCGGGGTATACAGCCGGGGGGAACACCCTGACTGTGGTAGCCCCCGCGACTTCCGGGACCACTGCCTTCCTAGATTTTAGTGACACCACGTGGTCCTCTGCGACTATTACGGCTAGGGGGGCGCTGATATATCAATCTGGCGGCAGTAACCCCGCTGTGGCGGTCCTCGATTTCGGCAGTGATAAATCCACCGTTGCGGATAGTTTTACCGTTCAATTCCCGACTGCAGACGCTAGCACTGCAATAGTTCGGATAGCTTAGGGGCGCACCATGGCTACACAATATACAAGCGTACTACGACTGGCCCTGCCTGTGGACGGAGAGCTTAGCGGTACATGGGGTGACGTTGTAAACAACAACATTACTTCTATGGTGGAGCAGGCTGTTACCGGCCTCGCCGTCATAAATTCTTGGAGCACCAACTCCCACACACTGACCACCGCGAACGGTACAACTGACGAATCTCGGTGTGCCATGCTTGTTGCCGATGATAACGCAGGGCAGCCAGCGGGGGCCGCTACTATCATCTGCCCAGCCGCTAGCAAATTATACATACTGAAGAACATTTCCGGGCAGGTCGTAACGCTGAAGACATCTAGCGGTACAGGTGTTGCCGTTGCTAATGGGGCGACGCAATTTCTTTTCTGCGACGGCACTAATGTGGAAGCCTGTCAGACTGAGATCGTTAACGCCACTACGGTAGACACCACGAACCTTGAAGTTACCAATATCAAGGCTAAAGATGGCACCGCCTCGGCTTCTATCGCCGACTCTAGTGGTGTGTTTACCATCGCGTCTTCTGTGCTGACGACCACCGATATCAACGGAGGGACCGTAGACGGTGCCGTTATT